TGCCGGTTGGATATTGTCCGCTCAATTACCAGTCGTTGGCCAACGACATCATCAGCGGCACTCAAGCGACGTTCAACAGCTCGATTGGAAACTCGTTCTTCAATTACGGAGCATCGACGCCTGCGCTAAACAATCAGGTTTATCCGTGGTTGGACGAGAACGGTGAGTGGTGGGTGCGCGTCAGTGGATACTGGGCGAGAAAGAATCCTATTCCGGCCAACGGTCCTGAACGGCGCATCTTCGTTGGCACTGCTGCTGATGTCCTAAGCTACGACGGTGGCGATGGAACCGCGACATCAACAAATGTGACTTCCGGCCCAATGTGGGAGGTTGACACAGCTTTCGATGCTCGATTCCCGGTTGGCGTTGGAGCGTTTGCAGCAAGCGGTACGGTGAATGTTCAGGGGACGACGACAACCACATCTGTTTCTGGTGAAGACAAGCATACCCTGACTGTTCCTGAAACCCCGTTCAACGAACATACTCACGGCGTCGCTCAACTCATTGCCCCCGCAAACGACGATTACTACCTCGTCAACAAGTCATGGACTGGACTTGGTTCGTACCCGACACAGATCCTTCAAGGTGCTGCGGGAAGCGGTGGCGGCGGTTCTGGGCCGAGTATCACGACCGGAGATGTCGGAACAACGAACGCTGACAAGACTGGCAACGACAGTCAGAACGCCATCGGCCATAACAATCTTCCGCCATTTTACGGTGTTTACTTTATCAAGCGAACGGGCCGAGTCTACTACACAAAATGAAGCTTATCGTTCAGGACATCCGCTCGACAATCGCTCGGGTCATCGGCACATGTGTCGATGATCAGCGCGTTTACGACTACATCAACCAAGCGTGTCGAAGGCTTCTACACAAGGGGTTGTGGGCGGGTTCTTACGGACGTTTCACCGTTTGCACTGTAGACGGTTGCATCACTTGGCCTCGTTCAATCGAAACCATTGAAGCCGTCGCAGACTGCTGCGGAACAGGATCTGTTCGCAACCAATGGTATGAATTCCAAGAAACCGGATTCGGACTCCTTAGCGGCTGCAACCCGTGCGCGGGAAAACAGCTCGTTGATCGTGGTACTGTTGTTTCATATCGCGATATGTCTGGCGGCATCAATAGCTACATTCGAGTTTATCCTGGCGATGCTTCAGATGTCGGCAAAACGATAACGCTCCAAGGCTACGACTCGAACGGACAATGGATTCGCACCCAATCAGGCGGCGCATGGATTGACGGCGAAAAGCTGACGCTCGCTTTGCCGTACGTTCAGTCTTCCAAGAAATTTACCGCACTGACCGGCGTAATCAGGGAGGCAACAAATACCGCATCGCGGTTATACGAGTTCAATCAAACAATTTTTGCTGAGATTGATCTGGCAGTTTACGACCCTGATGAAACTTTGCCGCAATATCGTCGTAGCTTCTGGACTGGTCGGAACAGCGATTCCTGCACTCAGACCGTTACGGTGATTGGCAAGATGCGCCATATCAACGCGACGACCGTCAACGACTACCTCATTCCTCCGTGTCCTGATGCCATCAAGTTGATGGTCATGGCCATTCGTAAGGAGGAGAACGATTTGATTCAGGAAGCAGTGGCCTACGAAGCCAAAGCGGTTCAAGCTGTTCAGGAGCAGACGATGCAGTATCTGGGCGATGCGGTGGCGACGATACGCATGGTCGGTGTAGGATTGAATGGCGGTGGATTCTCGCAATGGTTCTGAACCAAAAGGATAATTTATGGCAATAGGTGTTCCAGCGGCAATTTTGGGTGGAGCGGCAATCTCCGGCCTTGGAAGTTTGTTTGGTGGACTGTTCGGCGGAAAGAAACCGAAGGTTCCTGAGCTGAAGCCGATTGATTTCGCTAAGGAGCAGCAGCAGGCGATTCAGCAGAACATCGCCGCGCTTCAACCTGCAACCGAGCTGGCGCAAAAGACAACTGCCGCTGAACAGTCTCAGCTTGAGGCGCAGCTTCGTCGTGCGATTCCAGGCTATGACCAGCTTGTTCAACAGGCTGGAGCGAACATTGGTGCTGCTTTGCGTGGCGAGATTTCTCCTGAGGTTTCCGCTCAGGTTCAGCGTTCGACCGCTGGACGAGCTTTGTCTGGAGGATTCGGCGCAGGATCTGGATTCGGTCGTGCGCTGACCGCTCGCGATTTGGGTCTGACCGGCATGCAGATTCAGAATCAGGGTCTTGCTCAAGCCCAGAACTTCATCCAGCAGCAGAGGACGTTTGGAATGGTCCAACCGTTCTCGGTGAGCAGCATGTTCATCACGCCAGCGCAGCGCATTGGGGCGATTCAGCAGCAGAACCAACTTCAATACGGTCGTGATTTGACTGCCGCTCAGGTTGCTGCCGCTCCTTCTCCGATGCAGCAGGCGGCTCAGACTGCGTTTACGAACTTTGGTGGTGTTGCCGGTGGCGCGCTGTCGCAGTACGGAATGTATCAGGGGTTGATGGCTGGCCAACGTGGGCCGTCGCCTTCATACAATCCGCAGAACGATCCTGAGATTTACCCCAATCTCTATTCGCCGTCTCCAACGACATCGGATATTACCCCAATTTCCACCAGCTTGTTCCCAGAGTACGGCTCTTCAATCTACGGACGCTAATCTTATGGCCGACCAATCTCTTCAAGCATTTCAGCTAGGCGCATCGCTGTTCGACCGCGCGCAGACGCAGCAGCGGATGATGGAGCAGTTCCAGCAGCAGACTGCGGAATCTGTGCTTCAACGGCAGGGGCTGGAGCTTCAGAACAAGATTCGGGACATTACGCTTGCCGACACCATCGAGGAGCGGCAGGCGCAGGTGGATGAGTTCAAGACGTTCTCGGATCTTAGCAAGCAAGTTGGAGACTATCTAAACAACCCAAAACCAGACGCAAAATTTCCCGTTGTTCCGGCATTCAAGTCTAAGCAGTTCAGGCTTGAAGCGGATAAAATGCTCAACAATCTGGAAAGGTATTCTGCCAGGGCTGAACTTATCGCTTCAAAGAGAAGGGCTGAGGCAAAAGCTGATGCATTGAGTGCTGCTCAATACAACATTGCAGCAAAATATGGGGCGTTTAAGTTAAACCCTCAAACTGGTCAGCAAGATATTGATTACGATCTTGTAAACGAAATTGCCAAAAAAGAAAGGGATGCCGCGCTTGCCCAGACTCAAGCAAAGACCAGTTCTATTCTTGGTAATCTTGAGGTTGCCAGAGGCAAGTTGCAGGTTGCTGCAAATAATCTGGAAAGGCTTACAAAAGAGGGTGCGTCCAAAATTGAACTCGATAAAGCGAGGTTTGAGTTTAAACAGGCACTTGATACGGAAGCCGCTCTTCTTAACGAAAAGAAGTTCGAGTTTGAAAAGGGTGCCACAACCAGAAAGCTGGATATCGAGCAAGACAAGGCTGACACTGCAAAAACTAAAGCTGAGTCTGGAGGTAAACTTCCCGCTCCGACTAAGCTCGATCTGGACGAACTTGAGTTTTCCGAGGCTGTTCTTAACGGAATCAAGCCGCTTGAGCCTTATCTCAGTCAGGACATTTTTGGTCCAGCATTCAACATCAAGGTGAAAGCTGGCGAAGTGTTTGGCGGTTCACTACCCGAGAAAACCGTAAATCAGTTTTATGAAAATATGCGAACTGGCGCGTTGTTCAAACGCGGTGGTAAGGCGTTGACCAAAACTGAAGTTGATCGAGTTACGTCTTCAATCGGAAAACCGACAGACGTTGGTTTCTCTGACCGCATCGACACGTTCAAAGAAATCACCGCTCGTTCAATCAAAGACCGTGTTGAGAAGCTGAGGATGCAGGGAATCACTTCCAACCCGCAATACGGAGCTTACGTCAACGAACTTGAACGTAGGGCGGATGAGATTTTGGGTATTGAAACAGCTCCTCAACAACAGCCTGAAATTCGGTCGTTTAACTCAATCCAAGAAGCTCAGTCGGCAAATCTTCCAGTTGGAACCAGAATCTCAGTCGGTGGAAGACCCGCAACCATCAAGTAAACACCAACATGGCTGAAATTGTTTTTGACGACGAAGTTCAAGTAACTCAGCAGCAACCTTCCGCACTGTCTACGCCGCAAGCCCCTCCGATGCGGAAGCCTGAGGTTGTTTTTGAAGACGCAGGTTCACCGGCAGCACTAAATCAAGCTGTTCAGCAGTCTGCAAAAGTCGGTCAGCAAAGATTTCAAAGCCAAGATCCGATTGTTCAGCAGGCTGACTTTTACCTCGGTCCTGACAGCGCGCGTAAATTCCAGAAGTTTGTTGCTGGCAATTACGAGCCGCTTTCTGACGAGGACTTCACAGACAAAGAGCGGTCGTTCCTCGCGGATTACGAAGGTAAAAGAGCGAGGAAGGTTGCGGCCAACACGGTTCGATATGGTGCGCCACTGGCTGCCGCTTTCGTTCCTGGTGGCCAAACGCTCGCTGGTGAAGCTGCGATTGGTATTGGCTCTGAATTTCTGGCTCAGACGTTGGAGCCGGAAAAGATGCGTCCTTTCCAGATTGCTGCATCTGGAGTTCCAACGCCCAGCATCGCCAAGGCGGGAACTGGAACAGGTGTTCGCCGTTTGCTGACCAGCGAAACTGGAGTTGCGCAGCAAGCTACTCTTGGCGCACAAGTTAGAAAGGAAGCCGCTGCCGGTGGCGCGCAATCTCTTGCTCAAGCTGGCATTGAATCTTTCGGTGAAGATGTTACCGGAGGTGAGATGGCGTTGAGAGCGGCAATAGGAACCACATTGTTCCCGGTCATTTCAACTGCTGTTCGTGGAGTTGGCGCGCTTGGCAGAGCTGGCGTTGATGTTACGGAACCTGTTGACACTTTTGGCAGAATTGCCCGTGGAGCAAAAACCCCAATAGAATCCACTAAGCGTTTTGCTGCCAATTTTGCCGGTGAGATGCAGCGTCCATTCACCCAAAAGTTTCTAGAAGACCGCGCAAACCTGATTCGTCAGGAACTCGGAAATGCTGCCGGTATCGACCCTGCTCTTTCTCGTCAGGTTGCGGATACGTTCTACAACCCTGCGTTCTCAGGGTCGTCTCCTCAAGACGTTGAGAACTTTCGAAACACCGTTCAGTCGGTTCTGGAGCAGTCCGTGATTCAAGGCCGTCGGTCTGGTCTTTCCGGCGATGATTTGACCCAAGCCATCGTTGGCGAGCTTGAAAGGATTTCTGGGAAAACCGACATAAACCCAGCCGTTGTTGAGTCGGTTGTGCGCCAAGCTGATGCACTGACCGAGCAGGCAACTCGCAAAGTCGATGAGGCCATCAAAAAAACTGCTGGGTTTAAAGATGAGCGAAATCGCCGTGCGCTTGCTTTTGCTCGTAGAGCTGAAGGCCGCCTTACGGTTGAAGGGCAAGAGATTCAGGATGAAATTGTTCGCCTAGGTAATCAGAAAGCGCAGCTTGGAGCTGAAGACGTTGCCAATCGCACCCGGATAGAAGGGCAGATTGCTGGGTTTCAAGATCAGATAAAGAAAATCGAGGAAGGTTTTGATGATCGGTTTGCCGCTGGAAAACCTGTTTCAGCTTTTGAGACTGGAACGATTGTTGGAGAGCAAGGCAACAAGCTCCGAGACGTATTTGAAGCTGAACAAGAGGAGGGTTTCGCAAAAATCAGACCTGACCTCAAAGCAACAACTGTTGAGGTTGATTTTGGAAAGGTGGACAAAGATGGGAAGCCAGTTCTTGAAAAGAAGACATTGGAAGACCTGCGAAAGATCCGCTCTAAAATCTACCGACTGTTTGATTTCAATGCTCCGGTTCAACAAGGCTTTTTTGAGAGCTGGGAAAAGCTCAACAAGATCAACGAGCAGATGACTGCTGCGTTCGATGCAAATCCTAAACTTCGAGATGATCTTGCCGAGCAAAACAGAAAGTACGCAGAAGGAATCAGCCGCTTTAAAGGGGCATACGTTGATAGAATTCTGCGTAGCATTGGCGAAGCAGGTGGCGCGCCTGAATCTGTGTCGGCCATCGTTGGACCTCGTGGTGGAACTACGCTTGCTGTTCTAAAAAATATGGCCAGTGACACTTGGGAAACCAATGTGAAGCCAGCTCTTTCGGACTACATTTACAATCAGATTCGCGGCAAGAATCCAGTTGAGTTTCTTAACACTCTAACTGAGGCGAAGGCGGCTCGCGGAAAACAGCTTTCCAAGGAAGTGGCCAACGAGTTCTTCCCAAGCCTTGGCCAGATTCAAGATGTAGCATCAAAATACACTTCGATCCTCAAGGAGGAGGAGAAGCTCAAGTCGAGTCTTGAAGAGCTGACTTCAAAGTCAAAGCTGCTTCAGGCTGACGTCTCCAATGGCATTACTGGAGCTGAAAAACGTTTAAAGCAAAACGAAGATGAAATTGCCGATGTAAAAAAGCGTCGAGCTGCTTTTCAGAAGAAGAATGAGGAACGTGGATTCAAAGGAATTCTGGCGCAGCCTGGAGAGGATGTTAAGGCTCAAGAGGAAATCATCAGCCTCCTTTCTGACATCAAGGCAAAGGTCAAATCTGGCGTCGTCATTGATGATGATGTTCTGAAGCAAATCGCTTCAAACCCTGATGCAAACACAATGCTTAGGGAGTTGAACGATTACGTCACGGAGCAGTCTAAGGCTGCCACGGACTTCCAGCAGGTTGTTAATTCTGCAATCAGGGGTGGTGAGCTTTATGGAAACATCCCTGCTGGAAACATTGTTGATTTTCTTAAGTCCAAGGGTGGTGGCGTTTATCCGGTTAAGAGAGCTGAAGAGTTCACTAGGATCATCAAGGCGAATCGACCTGATCTTTTGGCCGACGCTCAGAACATCGTTATTGGTAGAATCGTCAAAGACTCGTTTGTTGATGGAAAAAAAGCCATCGACACGAACAAGATGAAAGCGTTGATTGCTGGTGGTGAAAAACCGGGAGAATATAACGCCTTGGTCAACGAGTTGTTTGGGGCTGGGGGAGTGGGCAAGATTAGCACGATTGCGGATCAGTTGGCTGTTGCATCCAAGGAAAGTGAAAGCCTTGTTTCAAAATCTATCGTTCCGACGCTTGCTACTGCTGGCGCATACATTGCCAGTGGACTTGGGCCTGCTGGTGTTGCTGGAGGTGCTGCTGCTGGTGGATTTGTCGGCTATATGGGTCGAAAAATGGTGATGAAAGCTATTGGAGATTCCGGTGAATCCGCTGTGGGCCGAATGCTGCAATCTCCAACTTACGTCAAGACTGTCACCACTCCTATCAGCCAGCTTTCCAAGGAGCAGATAGACTTGTTCAATCGAAACTGGTCGAGAATGCTCAAGCTCGAAACAGATAGAGCAATGATGCAGATGGAAGAAAATCAATCTGAAGAGAAGCAGCTTCAGGAAATGCGCCGTCAAACTCG